GCCAGGTTCGGCGTCGACCGCGCCACGGGCACGGGATGAGCTGGGCAGGTTCACGCCTACAGGCACACCGGCGCCGGCCTCCCTGGCCACACCAGCCCCGGCTGTTGCTGACCCGCGCGAGGCGCGCCTTGCCCAGGAACGCCGGGAGCGGCGCCGTGGTGCTCGTGCTCGTAGTGAAGCGGCCGGCACCCCTGACAGCGCCAGAAACGCACCTGGCGAGCGCCAGCGCGGCGCAGACGGCCGGTTTGGCAGTGGTGCGCCTGCAGATGGCGGCGAGGGCGGCGAATCTCGCTCTGCCAAGGCCATTGGTGCGGCGTCCGAGTCCCTCAAGAGCGCAGCCGACGGCTTGGCCAACGGCGCCGACAACGTTGACCCTGCTGTAACCGCGGTCAAGGAAATCGGCGGCATCGTTTCCCCAGTGATGGGCGCCATTAAGCCACTGGGGCGCCTGTTCAATATGGGGCGCTCTCCTGACGACAAGCGCCAGCGACAGAACGTCATGTGGTACCGCCGTATCTGGGGCGAACTGCGCGAGGGCAACAAAAAGAGCGGCGGCCGCGGTATGGGGCTGCTGCTGACGGGCCTAATGTCGATGCTGGGCCTGCTGATGGCGCCATTGCGTGCCCTGGCGCGTATTACCGGCCTGATGCGGATGGCTGGCGCCCTGGGAGGCCTGGCCAAGGGCTTGGGCGGCATGCTGGGTGGTCGTGGCGGCCGCGGTGCACCAGGTGCCAATGGGCGGCGAGGACGAGGCGGGAGCACTGACCCAGGGCGCAGCCGGCGTGAGTCGCTCGGGCAGCGTGGGCGGCGTACTGCAGAAGCCAGAAGCGTGCACCGCAACCCAGTAACAGGCCGCTTTGAGTCGCGCGCCGGTACCGGGCCTGGTCCTGGTCGTGATGGCCAAGCCCGCCGATCGAGCGCAGGGCGCAATGGTGCCGCTGGTACTGGCGGCGCGGGTGGTGCTGGCGGTGTAGGTGGCGCAGCGGAAGACGCGGCCGCGGCCGGCAGGCCACCCCGTGGCGGTGCTGCTGGGCGGCCAGGCCGGTTCGCAGGCGTTGCCCGGGCTGGTAAGGGGCTGCTGACCAAGCTGCCAGTGATCGGCGCGCTGCTGGGTGCCGGCCTGTTCGCCAGTGCGGCCATGGCCAAGGATGACCCGAACGCCACGGCCGAGGAACGCCAGGCCAACAAGGCCGACCGCTGGGGCACCATGGGCGGCGTTGCTGGCGGTTTGGTAGGTGGCGCCCTGGGGATGTTCGGCGGCCCTGCAGGCGCCATCCTGGGCGGCATGCTGGGCGACCAACTCGGTACCACCGTCGGGGAGTGGTTGAGCAAGGTAGACCTGGCCGGCATGGCGGCTTCCGTCGGTGGTGCCTTTACGGCCGTTGCCGATAGCGCCAGCAAGATGGCCAGCGATGCGTTTGGCGCGGTGCGTGAGGGCTGGACTAGCCTGTTGGCGGTAGGCGCCAGCACCTTCGGCAGCATTGCCCAGGGGGCCAAGGATGCGTGGGCCAACGTCACCGAAACTTTCAGCGCCGTAAAGACCAAGGTTGTCGAAACCTTCCTGGATACCCGCGACACCGTCCGCGACAAGATCCAGAGCACCAAGGACTACGTTAGCGAGAAGGCGGCGACAGTCCGGGACGTTGGGCAGAACGCGCTCAACAAGGTCACCGGCGGACGGTACACGGGCGGTTCCAATGCCCGCAAAGATGAACTGATCAAGGCCATGGACGCCGGGGGCATCACCGACACGAAGTCGAAGGCTGCGCTTATGGCCAACGTCGACCACGAGTCGGGCGGGTTCAAGTCCAAAGAGGAAAACCTGAACTACAGCGCCAAGCGCCTGCAGCAGGTGTTCCCCAAGTACTACAAGGACGCCGAAAGCGCCCGCGCCGACGCCAACAACCCCGAGGCAATCGCCAACCGGGTGTATGGCGGGCGTATGGGCAACAAGGAAGCGGGCGACGGCTTCAAGTTCCGCGGTCGTGGCGATATCCAGCTGACCGGGCGTGACCAGTACGAGCGTATGGGCAAAAAACTGGGCGTTGACCTGGTGAACAACCCAGAGCTGGCCAGTGATCCGAAGTACTCCGCCCAGATCGCTGTCCAGCACTGGAAGGATTCCGGCGCGGACGCACTGGCCAGCAAGGGGGATATCAGGGGCGCACGGGTACGGACCAATGGCGGTACCAACGGCCTGGCTGACGTTGAAGCCAAATATGACACCTACCTGGCCCAGGCCAAGGTAGGCGACCTGACGCCGACCCGCCAGGCCAATGAGGTGCGCGTGGCCGCGCCTGAGCCCGCCATGGAAGCCATCAACAGCACCATGGCTGCGGTGAAGGGCAAGGCAGGCGCAGGGCCGGCAGCGACCAAGACCGCGGCAATTCCGGGCATTACGCCCCTGGTAACTCCGCTGGCCACCACTGCAGCGCCAGCTGGCCAGGCTGCACCAGGTGCACCAGGTACTGCCGGCGCCGCTGGTGAAGGTGCTGCAGGCGTGGGAGGCGCAGGTGGGGCTGGCGTAGCAGCTGCAGGTGTTGGGGGCGCAGGCGGGGCCGCGAGCGTAGAGGCCGGCATGCCAGGCGCTGCCAAGGTGGCCAGCATGCTTGCAGCGGTACCAGGCGCAGCGGCGGCCGCTTCTAAGGCTGCAATCCCTGGGGTTACGCCCCTGGTGCTGCAGCCGGTAGTTGTAGGCGGCGCTGGCGCTCCTGGTGCTGCAGGCCAGGGCGGTGCTGGTGGCGCCGGTGGTGTGGGTGGTAATGGGGCAGCTACGCAGGCGCCGATTGCGGCCGCGCCGGCTGTACCTGGTAGCGCAGGAGTGCCGGCTACGGCTACGCCACTGCTGGCCAGCGCCACCAAGCTCAATGCTGGCCAGCCGGTGGGGGCAATGCCGATTCCCGCGGCCTCGATCGCGCCGGTATCGCCAGCCGCTAACCCGGGCAGCGTGCAGGCCAGGGCGCCGGTTACCATTGGCACCACCGTGGCCCCGGCCAGCATCGCGCCCTTGAAGGTGCCGAGCTACAGCGCACCGGCGCCGGACGCTGGCCAGGCGCGTATCCCGGCGACACCGCAAGTGGCCAAGCCAATGGTACCGCCCAGCAAGGCCCCAGCAGCACCAGCGGCGCCTCTCACCATGCCGCTGACCCAGAACCTTGCCGATCGGGGGATCGCGCACGCCGCCACCGGTGGGATCGGTATGGGGGGCATTGCCAGGACGCTCTAACGCTCGAACCACGCAAACCGCCACGCAATGTGGCGGTTTTTCTTTGTCACCATTCCAGTCAATAAACCGTTATTGGGTGCCCTATGGCTGACGTGGCGAATGATGTTTTCAACGTGGACCTGCTGTTTCGGATGATCGCGCACTGGCTGCAGACCAAACCGAACGCCTACCTGGGCTCCACCTACGGCGCACCGCTGGAGGATTGGCTGCAGAAGCCCCTCAGCGCCCCGATCGCTGACGCCTTCCTGGCAAAGATGAAGATCGACATTCCCGTGCTGGCGGCTCTGCCGGTGGGGACGATCAACCTGGAAGCCACCAATAACGGCATAGATCGCAAAAACCTGTACATCAGCATCAACGGCAGTTCGATCAGCGTTGACGCCCTCGTGGGAGAGGTTGACCGTGGCACGTACTAAAGACGAATTCATCCAGGACGCGGTCAACGAAATCGCGAACTACCCGACGATTGCGGCCCGCTACGCGATCGGCGACCCGATGATCATGCAGATGATCGCCGCCAATGCCTCGATGCTGGCCAGCTTGAGCGCCCAGATTGACGTTACCGGCGCCGAGCCCTTCACCAAGGCGCGCGACGTGACAGTGCTTGCGGACGCCGCGGTAAAGGGCATTCTGCTGTTCGGCACGCCTACCATCGCCAGCATCAAAGTTACCAACGCCTCCAGTATGGCCATGCGCATCCTGGCCGGGCGCGAACTGATCGACCAGCAGGGGCGCTATTGGCTGGTCACCAGTGGCGCTACGGTGGCGGCCGCTGGGGTGGGCTATGTGGCCGCCAAGCAGGTCAAGACGCGCACCTTGTCGCACACCGTCACCCAGTTCATGCCCTTCTACAGCATCCAGGTGCCAGAAGCGGAGCTGGGCTACATCGCCAACGTGGCGGTCACCGACTTTGAGCAGTCCTATGAGTTCGCCAACATCCTGGCAGGCGAGCAGGTGTTCAACATCAAGAGCGATGAAATCGGCGTCATCAGCGTGCAATTCGGGATCAACAACCTGGCGGGCTATCAGCCGGCAGTGGGCCAGATCATCACCCTGCAGATCCAGGACACCGAAGGCGCGCTGACCCTGTCCGAGAACATGAAATTCGCGTTCCGCTACGCTGGCACCTACGCCACACAGGAAGCGCAGATGGTGCTGGAGCTGGCCGAGGTGACGCAGGCCGGCGCCGACCCCATGGATATCAATACCATGCGCGAAATCAGCTCCTATCCGGCCATCTACGGCGATAGCGCCGTCTACCAGTCGAACTTCGACTACCTGGTGCGTAAGAAGGTGGCGCCGGTGAAGTTCCTGAGCGTCTGGAACGAATGGCGTGAGGAAACCGTGCGCGGCGCCAGCTACGCCAACATGAATTCGATTTTTGTGGCCGCAACCAGCGCTGGCGGCAATGACAACACGTTGCACAAGCAGATTGAGGCCGTGATTAAGCGGGCCGACGATTCCCTGCGCTACCGGCGCCGGGCTGTGGTGGCTTCTGTCCAGTCGGTTGAACTGACCCTTGAAATCCCATCGGTCTATGACAGCGCTGCAGTGGTCCAGCAGGTGCGCGACCTCATGCTGGACAAGTACGGTGCCGGTTCATCGTGGTCGCAGCGAGGCGAGGCCAAGATTCTCGAAAAGGACATTTACGACCTCCTGCGCAACAAAGTGGAGGCGCTGAACCCGCGTTTCGGCAACCTGGTTATCAACGCCATCAAGAGCCAGCACGACAAGCTGCTGCCCGAGCACCACAGGTATATCACTGAGGACAGCCTGAAAGTGGTGCCAAAGGAAGCTGAGCAATGGAACTGATCCCCCTAAAGCGCAGCGCCGCGGCCGACGACGTAGAGGCGGAGTTCAAAGCCCTGTTCTTGAAGGTGTACCAGGACAAGCTGGCCGCCAGCGTGAATGACCTGGCGCTTTATGGCATGCCTCACATCGGCTCGATCACGAACATTGAGCGCTATATCTCCGCTGACGGCCTGGCCGTGCTGCGCACCACCACCGTGGAGCAGATCCGCTACCTGTTCCACGCCTGGCGCTACAACAACCCCCAACGCGGCACTGCGTTTCTCAGGACGTACCTGAATGTGCTTTTCGGGCCTGTCTTCACGATTTCGCAGCTGTGGTTCCACAAGAACGCGAGCTACCCAGAGGACTGCCTGAGCGAGGCCGAGGTCAAGGCCATCGGCGGCAACCTGAACGATTACTGCCTGACCAGCCGGCTGAGGGTGGACATTGAAACGAACCTGGTGCCTGAGCGAATCCTGCGCGCCGCCCGGACAGCGGTGGCCACCAAGTTCGTGCTGGAAATGCGCGCGGCGCAGAGCGTGCTGTTCCAATACGGCATGTCGGTAATCAGTCACGGGGTCACGGTGTGCCGCACCTCGGGGTCTTCAACCTTCACGCAGCCTTATGTCCAGGGGGCAGTCGAGG